CACCATTGTTGTTGTAAACATCTAGACTTAATTGGCTTCCTTGTACATGTTCAGCCCCGTGTGTAGTTGCATAGTCGCCACCACCTGAACCTGTTGATGTATAATCTCCGCCGCCTGACCCTGTTGATGTATAATCTCCACCGCCGCTTTCTGTGGAAGTATAATCTCCGCCGCCTGATTCTGTAGTAGATACATCTGCTCCACCACCTTTTGTGGCTCTTGAATATGCTCTAAATTGTTCTATCGTGTAATTTAAGATTAATTTATTTATCCTGGCCATCTCATTTGGAATATAAAACCTTAGTGTCGCTGGATATTTGGGATCACAGTTATCTACAAAAGCCATCTGCATTAGATTAGTAGCACCTTGGCTGTAGGTGTCATTTATTCTGGCTCTTTCTTGTATTTCTGAAATAGAGCCTGTAATATCTCTTTTTTTATTAGCTATCTCTATTTCAATGTCAAAGGGATTACCTCTTAGGTCATTTTTACTTACGCTTACTATTGGCACTTTTAGATTAATATTGTCTTCTGTATCTCTTATTAATACATAATCACCTGGCATAAATTTAGGGTATTTTTTGCTGTCCTTAATTGATAAATCTACTGCTTGAATTTTATAAGATATATATGGTTCAGATAGCTCATCTAAGACTGCCCTTGAATACTCCATCAATGTAGCTGGTGCTTCAAACCTTCTGTCTACTAAAATAGATTGTTTAAGGCCATACTTCCCTACATTTTTTTCTAAATAAGCCCCGCCATTATTTACTGAAGTAATATCTAGTTGATTATCTCCCTCACCATACCCAAGAGCATAAAGCCTAGTTACAATATTTGTTGGATCCACTGTCTTTTCTATGTCTCTCATGTTTTTTCTGTACTGAATATCCGCCCTATAATTTTTATCTAATTTTTTCAAATTTATAGTCCATGGATATGAAGTAGTGTCCCAAGTCCATTTATAATTTTCATTAAATGGTTTTGGAACTGAAAATAATGCTGCAAGTAAATTTTCATTCTCCCATTTATATTCAAACTGACGGCTGTAATCACATTCGACTAACTGCCATCTTTTTGTTGACTGCTTGTCTAAAATGTATCTCAACACTTGCCCTGTATATACTCCTGTGTTGCCTATTTGGTGATATTTGAAAAGTACATCATCAATAAGTGTTGCTAAAACATGTTCGCAACTATATTCAATATAAGATGTTTCTTCTGTAGTCAATATTGTAGGCAGTATTCTAAATAGATCTATCCTGTCATTCCCATCAAATAATTCTACATAATTAAATGGCTGGCAGTATTTAGTCTTTATATCATCTCTTGGCAATTTAAAGCTACAAGTCCATAATTCATTTAGCTTTAACTCATAACCTATTTCGTATGCATTCTGTAGAAAAGCGAGTTTATTCATTTCTGAATCATAAATCTTAATGTTATATTTTCTCACTATAACCACCTATCCTTCCAATAGGTGTCAATGCTTACACTACCTGCTCCAACCGCATCAATTTTTATGTCATTTGCCCCTGGTAAGAAGTCAAAGAAATCGCCCTCTTCTGTTAAAAGGTGTATTGCGTTTTCTCCATTTATAGTTGCTGTTAAGTCGCAAGTATTTATTTCTATTTCTTGCCCTGGTCTTAATACAAATCCTTTGATTTCTATATATTCTTCACCTAATAGGGATCCAATTCCTTCTGCTTCAAAAGTGATTTCTGAATTTAGATCCTCAATTAAAATTATTGAAGTAGCCACTGCTGATGCATCAAAATTAATCACTAATTCTGCAGCTTCTTTTAACTTTATTTCTAATATTGAAATAGCTGATGCTTCATAATCAATAGTAGCTCCAACCTTTTCTAATTCTTTTTGAATTAAAATATCTTCTACTTTTGTAAAATAATTTATTTCTGAATTAGCTGTTAAGGTTATGTTACTGTTCCCTTTAACATTGAATTTTCCAATATTAAATTTTCCTGTGTTATATGCTCCCATTTGAGCACCGCCTTTATCCTACTGAAACGGACAAATTGCCGACTTCAATAATAAATTTATTACCTTCTGTAATTTCTATTGGTCTATTGAAAGCTCCATAAACTATAAGATTTCCACCATCTTTAGCATCTTTTATTCCAAAATAAGCAACTTCACCCCATCCATTAGTTGATGTAGGGAATTCAATCCTTTCTGTATTAGTAGATACTGCCCTATCAGACTGTTGCGTTGGTTGACCAAAGTTAATAGGTTGCCTTGTATATCCGCCACCAACTACTTCAGCCCCTGTATCTCCATCTGTGGGATTAGTTTTATATAATGCTATAAATAATTGTGTAGGCCTTGCTACTGTTTGACCTCTTAGAAAATAATTTATAGTCGCATCTTCCAAATAGTTACTTGCTTTACTCATTAAATTACCACCTTTCTAGTTATCCTTAGTGATGTAATATTACTATCTCCAGTATTTTTTATAATGAAAGTTCCGCATGTCTTAACATTGCCTTTGTTTTCTATGTTTATATTTGTTGTTTTACTTCCTGATTTTAAAATTCGATTTAGATCCCTTGAAACTGCAAATGGCTGGCACTCAAATTCTATGGATATAGTTCCTCTTGGTTGCAATTCTAGTTGCTCAATCCCAATAGCACTATATACTGATGCTTCATACGCTTTTTCTTTTTCATCATCAAAAATTAAAAGACCACTTCCTGTAAGCCATCCTGCCAAATCTCTTATTTTATACCTAAGCTCTTCAAACTTATCTATATAAAGAACTCCTATAATGCCTGTTATATGCCTTTTTTCATATTCCTGGGATTCAAGCTCCAAAGTTCCTGATCTGCCTAAAATTGTAAATTCTTTTCTTCGCCTTTCTGGAAGAACCGTCCTATCAACTGACCTAAATCCTATGTTAAATTCTGACGAGTGCCTGCCCTTAAAATTAAAACCTATCATATTGTAGCAAGCCCCCTTCCTCTATTATTTCTTTTTTCTAGCCTATAAAGTTCTTCAGCAATTCTTTTGATGTCATTGTCATTCCTTACATTCATTTCTTTAATTATTATTTGTCTTCCTGACCCTTCAGAATTTTCATTAATTACATCTGCTACTATTTTCTTCAAGTCGTCTAAGGCACCTACAAACTCGGGCCTTTTTTCTCCAACACCTATTACTGATGGGCTCTTAAAAATACCGCCCTTGTCATACCACTGTACATTGAAATGTGGTACTGATGGAGGGTTTAGTGAAAACTTACCTGATACATTGAAATGTGGTAGCTTGATTTTTGGAAATGGTAAAGTAATGCTTAATAATGACTTCATTTTTTCTATTGCCTTACTTACTAAATCCCTAGCTGTATTAATTGGCTTTTCTATAGCTTGTTTTACTGCATTCCATGTTGATGTTGTAGCACTTTTTATTCCGTTCCAAACTTCCGTAACTTTGCTTTTAATCCCGTCAAAGACTGATGTTGCTGTGGACTTGATACCATTCCATACACCTTCAACCGCTGATTTGATACCATTCCATACGCTTGATGTTGTCGATTTGATTGCATTCCATACAGTTTCGACTGCTGATTTCACTGCATTGAAAGCTGTTGTTGCTGTTGCTTTGAATCCATTCCAGATTGCTACGACTGCAGTTTTAATTGCATTCCAAATTGTAGTTGTACTTGTTTTTATAGCATTCCAAACTGTTTCAATAGCTGCCTTGACTGCGTTGAATGCTGTTGATGCAACTGATTTAAATCCATTCCAAATAGTTTGTACTGTAGATTTGATAGCATTCCATACAGTAGATGTCAAAGATTTTATGCCTTCCCAAACAGTTGAAATAGCTTGCTTTACTCCCTCAAAGGCTGTTGTGGCAACCCCTTTTAAGCCTTCCCAAATCCCTGATAAAGTTGATTTGATGGCTTCCCAAACTGCTGACCAAGCTGCTGATATTCCTTCCCAAATTCCGGATAAAAATTCGACTATTGCACCCCAAACTGCGGATGCTTTTTCTTTGATTGTGTCCCAATTTTTATATAAAAGAACTCCAACAGCTACTAATGCTGCTATAGCTGCTACAACTAATCCTGCTGGGCTTGTAATAAATGCAATTGCTTTTGCAAGCAAAGCTGCCCCTTTACCTCCGGCACTGAAAAATCCTATAGCTTTTCCTAATCCACCGCCTAGCTTACCTATGGCAACTAAAACTGGACCAATAGCTGCTGCCATAAGTCCAACTTTAACTATAAATTGCTGAGTTTCTGGGCTTAAATTTCCAAACCATTCTGAAAATTTTTGAAAAGCACCAATTGCATTTTCTAATACTGGAAGCAAAACTGTTTGAATTGCTGAACCTAAATCGGAACCACTTAATTTTAAATTATTCATGGCTTGTTTTACCAAATCTATTGGATCTAGCATTCCTTCCCAAGTATCATCCACGCTTCCTGACGCTTCCTGCATTGCATTTGCAAATTCATCAGCATTTAAGGCTCCGCTCTCTAAAACTTCAAGCATATAAGCCCCACCTTTGGTTCCAAATGCTTCTGCTGCTATAGCGAGTTTCTCTTCATGAGTGGTAGCTTTTGCTAATTTTTCTTGCATTTCTTGTAGTCCTTGGACCACTGACTTGCCTTGTTTAGCCCAATTGGTTTGTGCTCTAGTTAAGTAAGACATGGCTTTATTGGAATCAATACCTTTCTGTTCCATCCTGCCCATCATTTCTGTTGCTTGTGCAAAATCCAAACCAAGCTGATTTATTTGAGGGCTTCCTTTTATCATGATGTCAAAAAGCTTGTCCGTTGAAACTCCAGTGTTCTGTGCGGTCTTAGTTACTGAATCTAAAACCATATCTAAATCTTTGGTTGATAATCCGTATTTTTCAATAGCCTGTTTAGCATTGATTGTAGAATTTGTTACATCTGCACCATTAATTTGTGCAAATTTAATCATCTTCTCGGATGCTTTTTCCAACTCTTCGCCTGTCAATCCAAATTGCGTGTTGATCTCACCAATGGCATTCCCAACTTCATCAAAGCTGGCTGGCATGTTTGAAGCTACATTCCTAAAGCTTTCTTCAAGGCTCTTGGCTGCTTCTCCTGTCGCTCCTGTCTTAGAAATTACTGTATCAAGTCCGTTGTCAACTTCCTTAAAGGCTGCAATAGATAAACCTGCAATAGCTGTTATAGGAGCTGTAACTCCCTTTGTCATCCCCTCGCCAACTTTAACCATTTTATCGCCGGCTGATTGTAACTTTTCGCCGACTTGTTGCCATTTGCTATTGGTTTTGTCTAATTCTCCTTGTAAAGACTTGAGTTGATTTTCCGTCTTTAAAATCTCTCTTGTTAAAGCATCATATTCATCTTGACCTATATCACCTCTAGCTAATGCTTCTTTTGCTTGTTCTTGGGCAGCTTTTAATGTCTCAAGTTTTTTCTTTGTGTTTTCAATTGATTCTGCAAGGACCCTTTGCTTCTGTGCTACAAGTTCGGTACTTTGAGGATTAAATTTCATAGATTTATCTACTTCTTTTAATTCCTTGCTCAAATCCCTTGAGTTTTTATTTACATCCTTTAAAGCTTTTTCAAGTTTGGTTGTATCTCCACCAATTTCAATGGTTATGCCTTTTATATTTCCTGCCATATCCTCACCCCCTTAAAAACTATCAAAATCTTTTTGGCTCGCCTTTCTGACTTTGTCTTTATCCTCATCTTCTTCGATATAATGGGCATTATTATAGGCGATGCAGTAATCCACCACATCGCCTATTGTCATGTTTTTAAAATCTGTTAAGTTTAGCCCTCTTGTAAGGGCTCCTGCCATTAATTCTGAAAAGTCTACTGGCTTTCCTTTGTCATCTTCGGAAACTTTACTATCTCCTCTAATTTTTTTTTAGATATAAGGGAAGGAACTATTATCTCTAATAATTCTTTTAGAATATCAATTACCGGGAACTCATTAAATTGGCTATACCATTTTATAGGTTCATCAATCCCTGGATCTGCCATCTTAGCAAGGGACCAGATAAAATTATTTATATCTACCATTTCTAGGCTATAAACATTTTCTAGCAATTCCCCAATTGTTGATGGCATTATAGCTTCTGTCTCCTGCCTAATGTATAGCTCATCTAATCCCTTTAGTGCTTCTGATACTAATGGCATTATTACAGTTAGAATGTCATATCCAAATTGATTTTTAAAAATATTGGCAAAGTAAGCATTAGTTGAAAACTTTACTTCTTTGCCATCAATATTTATTGTTTTAATCATTACGCTTGTGCTCCTGTTTCTGGTGTTACTTTGTAAGGAGTAGTAAAGAATGTATCATATCCTGTTTGACCTTTTTCTAGTCTTGCCTTTACATAGCCTGTATCAGATGCAGGTGCTGTTGTTATGCTTATTGTATCTGTTTGTGGTTCTGTCTTATCTTCTGTAGTTGCCCCTTCAATATCTGGTCTTGATGATGAGCAGTTATAAAAGATATGTCTTGTTTGTGTTACATCTCCATCAAATTCAAATGCCATTGCATAATTCTTTGACTTGCTTGCATTTGATTCAACTATTGCTCCATTTTTATCTTTCAAATATCCTAGTATTTGAACTTCAAATTCTTCTGGGATTAATGCAATTTCTAATTCGCCTTCATATCCATTGTTAGAATATTGATTCCAATAGATCATGTCATCAGCATAAAATGGATTGCTATCTCCTGATGCTTCTAGTGATAATGAAACAGCTCCTGGAACTTTTATTACTTCTGCATAAGTTATTTTTTCTGATGTTGCTTCTGTTATTGGCCATACATGAACATTTTTAAGACCAAACTTAACCTTATTTTTTGCCATTATTATTTACCTCCTAAATA